GATTATGCTTATTGATCCCATCATAAGGACGCCAAGCCCAAGCCTTCTTAGATGAGGCGATCTTGCCATCGAAGATGATGTAACTGATCCGCGCATCGCCAGATTTTGCAAGGGCTCGAATCTGATCAACCAAGTCAGGCATGAGATCGGGCTTGCCGTTCTTGCCTGTAAGGTCGCGGTCAACATCGATGGCGCGTACCCATCCCGATACATCTGGATTATGATCAGACTTGCGCGCAGCGTGTCGGGTATCACCGATCCAGCCGTCCGAAGTTCGATCTCTATCTGGGAATGCATCATCGATCTGCTCTCTAAGCTGGATCGCTGACTTGCTTAAGCGCGGCTTCACAAGTCTCACACTCCCATCGCTTTAGATCGTTAAGTGTCAATTCTGGATGATTGCATGGCGTAGGTGCTATGAACGCATCATCGATTGGATCATATGTGTAACCAATCCCTGCATAGTTATAGCGAATCCTATTGTTGTAACTAGTGCGCTTGCATGTCTGGCCTCTGAAATTGCCGTACCAAGTCTCAGGATCAAGTCCCTCAATTAATTCTGTTTCATCAATGCCAGTAATAACTTCTGTGACGATGCTTGAGTCATCCAAGAATGCGTAGTGTGCCATTATGCCACCCAACTTACGTTGCCAGTTCCTGCTGTAATTGTTGTGACTTTGTTAGCACCGACTGTCGCTGTAGAACCTGTAAGGCCTGCGCCAATAGTAATTGTGTAAACAGCAGGAAATCTAAGAATTACAATTCCCGATCCGCCTGCTCCGCCAATTAAAGAAAGATCAGCTACGTTTGCAACTATACTTGTTGATGCTCCACCGCCACCGCCTGTGTTAGCTGTGCCAGCTGTGCCAATTGGATTTGTTGATGCTCCACCGCCACCAGCTCCGCCAGAGCCGCCCGTAGGAGTCGCTCCAGATACGAAAGCACCACCAGCACCCCCGCCACCAGCGTATGTTACTGAAGATCCTGTAATCGATACTGCAACTCCAGAGCCGCCATTACCACCAGCACCAGATCCGCCATTAGAACCTACATTGAGAGCTCCACCGCCACCACCACCCAAGAAGATTGTGCCGTTATTAACGCCATTACCACCAGCTCGACCTTGATTTGCAGTACCTGTGCCGCCGTCATTTTGAGCCCCTGAACCATTAGCTCTGCCGCCGCCGCCCGAACCGCCTGCGCCGTCGGCCGTGACCATATCGTTACTAATACCTGCACCACCGCCTGCTGAGGTAATAGTGCTAAAAACGGAATTAGATCCAGCAGTAGATTTAGTAGCACCTAAACTAGCACCCGTACCACCGCCACCTACTGTAACTGTGTAATTAGTTGATAGAGCGAGAGATAACGCGCTCTCTAGTGATCCACCGCCACCAGTCGCCGTAACGGTTGAGCGTAAACCGCCTGCGCCCGCACCGCCATAAAAACTAGATCCGCCGCCGCCACCTGCTACGACAAGGTAATCCACCGAAAGTGGGGCTAGGGGAGTTATGCCCAAAAGGGATACTAAATTGTTTAACACTATGAAATAGCCCCGACGACGTACCAAGTATCTGTGGCAGTCTTAATGCAAGCTGCTGACTTATATTGTGCAAGGGTAGGTGCTGCTGCAACTGCCCCACCAGATAGAATTGTAGTTGTGCCAGAAGTAACTGCTGAGATAGTGCATGTGCCTAAGCCTATGTTTAAGATTGTAAGGACTGTGCCAATAGGGAATGCTACTGAGGCGTTAGTAGGGATCTTGTAAGCGATTGCTGTAGCCTTGTTCATGAGCTCAATGACTTGATAGGTATCGGCAATTACGGCCGTATAGTCGGCAGTCTGAGCCGCGCCTACAGTAAAGGCTACGAGGCCGTTATAGTCTGCCGCTGTGAAGATGTCGCCTGTCGATGCTGGAAAGCCTTCTGCCATGATTTTCTCCTAGTAACCCATTATAGATTGTCCGATTATACCGTAGGTCGATGATCCTATAATGAATCCCTCGACTATAGGCTCAAGTGTTGTTACTGTGCATTTCATACTGTTAGGGGTTATATCCCAGCCCAATCCCTGCACCTGCAAGGTCTTAACAATTGTCGAGCCGTCTGGCTGGACGTTAGTAATATTGACATTATCAAAATAGTCCAGACCGATCATTGTGTCAGTCGGTACATCTGGATCGAGAAGATCGACAGTCATGGCATCAATGCGAATAGTTGTCTCGGCTCTAGTTGCCACATATATCTTTGCAATGTCTAGGACTTGAGCATCTGTCTCAGGGATCATCTCTGTGACAGTAGTGCCATGAGGGAAATACTTAGCCGATGATGTTGCATCTGTTGCAGTCTGTGCTGCGCCGCCGATCCGTGTCATACTGGCCTGATTGACGATCAGCTTGTCATCGAAGGCGTACTTGAGGTCTGAGTAGGGAATGCCTGTAGTCTGATTAAACTCGATAGGTGTAGCCGCTAAAGATCCCACGACATCGCTGCGATCCTTAAACTCTGCTGTGCCATCTGTGCGAATGAAGAATGCACCTTGCTCTGCGAACTCTGCCGCCTTAAGAGCTGCAAGGGATGTTCTAGCCGTTGCAGGGTCAGCTTGAACTGTTGTCGATCCTGTATCTGTAATACGCATTGATGTAGGGAATGAGACTTGATCGAGGATCTTTGTGATTCGAGTGCCTGTAGTCTGACCAGCAGTTGCATCTGCAACTGTAGCCACGTTAGCCATCTGGAATAGTCTAAATGCATCTGAGCAGACAATATCGACGTAGCCGATTTCCTGCCCTGTTGGATAGTAATACTTATAAGAATCGACGTAACCTGAGAATAAGAACTTCTGTGTTGTGGCAGTAGTTGCGGCTACGCGAATCTTGCGTAGCGGAGTCAAGAATCCAAAATATGGGCTAGAAGCATTTTGAGGATTAAAGTATGAGTCAGGATCTAAGACTCGGACTGTGCAATCGCCAGACTCATAGGTGTCTCGCATGATATTGCGGCCACGGCTTATCTTGATCGATCTGGTGACATCGCTGAGATCAACTACTGGATCTGGGACTTCGCTCGATGCGAACTGAGATACTCCGATAACGCCATACTTAGCATCGCCCACGGTAAAGGGGTATCCGAATGTAGCACCTTGGCTAAAGTCAAATGAAACCGAGATGGTTGCAGGTAAGGTCATTAGACAGCAACCGCTCCCTTAAATCCTTGACCTCTATTAAGTTGATTAAAAGATCCAGAAAGTGAGTCGTTAATCTGGCTTTCGCGAATTGCTCCGCCTACTGTCTGTCCATCAAGCTCTACTACAATGTTGATTTGAGGATTAACGCCAGCGATTACGCCTGCACCTAATCCGCCTAGTGGGCCAAATTGTTTTAAGGTCTCTGGAGATAATTCAGGCACATTAAAGGCAGGTGGTTTAGGTGGTGCAGGCATAACTACTATTGGCTTGTTAGGATCAACGCCTGCAATTACCCCTGCACCTAATCCGCCTAGTGGGCCCATGTCTGGAGCCTTCCAGTTACGATAAGGATTAGGCGCTTCTGGAGTTGCGAGCAGGGCTAGGCGTAGTTCATTATTACGCTTGACGGCAGCTTCTAAATCTTTAGCCAATTTTTCTGCCATCGTAGCATTGCCATCAAGAATGGCTTTCTGCAATTCTAACGATAAGCGATCAGTCCCGCTGATCTTTCCCTTAAGTGCTGCTTCGATACCAATGGCATCAAGGTTTAGAGTTTTTGCAGCCTTCTGTAAGGCTAGAGATTTCTTCTGTGTGTCTAGAGTCTTTTTCTGTAATCCTGCTAGTTCTTTAGCGCGCTTAGCCGCCGCCGCTTCTGCCTTTTTGCGAGCTGCATCATTAGGATCAATGAAGGTACCGCCTAGGGCAGATGATGGATAGCCTCCCATGCCTGGCTTTGCTTCTGCTCCTAATTTAGTAAGAGCTTCATAAGTGCGGATAATAAGTCCCGTGTTAGGTAGCGCTTTTAAAATCGTGCCTTGATTACGAGATAAGAAATCAAGGCCAGGAATCTGTTTTATTTTGTCAATAAGAACGGCCATGCCATAGATTGCATCAGAGACATTAGTTGAAAACTCTGCCATCGAATCTGCTAAAGGTTGAATAGAATTGCCTTCGCCTGATAGTAACGAAAGGCTATCTACTAGACCCTTACCTATTGTTTCTTGAGCTTCACCTGCCGCCGTAGAAAGAATTCCTAACTTGCCAGAGTAAGTCTCTAAGTAAGCTGCATTAGCGCCTGAGAATTGCTTGCTAAGTTTATCCTGCACATCTGCAAAGCTCATGGTCTTAAGCTCAGCCTGAGATAGTCCTAGTGAATACTTGCGAAGACCACGAGTCTGTCCTACATAAGCCATGCTTAGGTCGTTAACTACAGTCTCAAAATCTACGCCACTACCGCGTGAGACGTCTAGCGCTTGAGTAAGTAATTCTGTTGACTTAGCAACTGATCCAGTCGTCTGCAATAACTTCTGCATTGATGGGCGTAGTTGATCATCTGTGACGCCTGACGCTTTAGATAACTGAGAAATAAATTCTTCAATGCGTGGAGTCTCGAAGCCAAGGCCTAGATTTTTTACTGCTAAGGCTAGCCGAGAAGCTGCTTTCTCATCTGCAATAAATGCTTTAGCCGCTTGCTTGCCGAAGTTGATAACAGCGGCAGTTGATAGACCTATGCCTGCTGCGCCTGCTAATTTCTTGACAGCTCCCTGTAATTTTGCAACGCCCTTGTCTGCCTGCTTTAACCCCTTATTGTCAAAGATTGCCGCAATGCGGATTGCTAGACTTGTATTGGCTGACATCAGCGACCTCTGTAATCTCTATTAACGCCCTTGGTAACTGCCAGAGCTGTAGCCATTGACTTTTCAATAGCCTTCAATACGGCAGCGTTAGTCTTGCCTTGATCTTCTGCCCATGCCCTAAAGAGTAGGCGGCCTTTAGTCTTACGGGTGCGACGGCCTGCCTTGCCTGCCTGTTGGCTATCAACTAGCGGAGGCAATGCATCAATGAATTGACGGCCAGCATTAGGGTTGGCCGATTTATTAACCTTGCCAGAAGTGTCAATGTAGCTGCTGTACTTGCCTTTAGTCGAGGCTTGAGCAGGTTGCCCTTGAGGATTCTTACGTCCAGCAGTCTCATAGATAGCACCTGCCGCGCTCTTATTGAAGATAGTAGCAATGGATCTAAAGCCGCGCTTATTAGGCTTTGATGGCGCTGTGCTGTATCCGATGCCGCGCTTAATATCGCT